CATCGGTAACAAACTTAGTGTTGACCTTGACCATAACTTCGTCAGCATTAGCCCCAGCAAACTCAGCACACCATCGTAAATTCTGCGTTAATCCTGCGCTAACGTTTAGTGAGATGCGTTTTAATTGTGACGTTGAGGCATTAGACTCGATTTGTTTAGCGCCTAGAGTTTGATTGCTTGATGAGTCTTGCACTACTTGAGCGCCTAACATAATCATGCGCTTTTCATCACGCTCCATTTCAGTAGCAATTGCGCCTGTTGCTTCAAGCTGTAGAATTTCAACTCGGTCGCTTGCTGCCCAGATATTTTTGCCTTTAGCGCCTACATCAATTCCGCCAGGGTTGTTTTCGCCAATGTCATCACTATTATCCGTGAAGATATTAGTCATGCCCTGCCCGTGATAATGTAAGTTGTCTCGGTTATCACAATCTAATTGAAAGTGACCTAAATTCTGATGAGCTAAATCAAACATAACCGGTCGGTCATAAGTTGGCTTGTTATTCTCTGAGCCGTAGAATTGAAAAGGGATATATTTTAATCGTGAGCCGTTAACTACTGGCTGAACTGATTCGTAAATATCTTTTTCGCGCCATACTTCTGATGTGTAATCACCGCTTTCATCTAAATACAATCGGCGTACTTGTGTTTTTAATTCGTATTCATAGTCGTCAGCTTTGGCCCAATATGATTCGAGTAATCGAGTTTCTTGCAATTGGCCCTTGTCTACACGATGGTAAATAATCTGCTCGGCATTGTAGCCAATCATTGTCGGTAAATTATCACCAGCCATTGATTGTGTTTGACCTGCTTGCATAGCTGGATTAGATAACGCGCCATAACGAGCTGTGATTAATAGCTCGCTTGCAATAGCTAAAGCGAAATCATTTAGCGTTGAATTCTCACCGTCGACATTATCCGCCATACCTTCAATTTTAGCGGGCAGTTTAAACTCAACAGGTACTGACCCAATCATGCCAGTGTATGCGTCATGTGTGCGCCCGGTGAAGTTACTAAAGCGACCACGCCCGAAATATTTCTGCTCTCGTTCTGATACTTCGTTAAAGTTTGTATCTGTTACTCGGTAGTTAGGCTTAACAACACCATAAAAAGCATCTGCCTTAATTAATGCCATTGCACCTTGTTTGCCTCGAATGGCTGCGCGTACATGCTCCCAAATTGGAGTGTGTAGGTCGTAACCCTCGTCTTTTACGTCTGCTGTAATCATAATTTATCCGTGTATTTTGAAATGTGAGTTCTTCGGTTTAATGCCATGCTCGTAAACTATGAAATAACCAAACGCATCATTGCCGTGGTCTTTTCCGCCTGCTTTATCTGGCTCGCCCTTGTCATTGTACACTTGTTGCTCTAATTCGTCATGTGTGACAGGGCATGTGTCTTTGTTGATAAACACTCTGCGCTCACCTTTAGAGTTGCATAGCATGGCGTTAACTGAGTTTATACGGGTCTTAACTCTTGGATTGGCATCTTTAGCCTTAATCCTAAAGCCTGCTTTCTTGAGTAGTTTAATATCCGTTTCATCTGCCGCGTTACTCTTCCTGTTATTGCCAGACGCATCAGGGTAAACGATTATCTTTTTATCAGGATAACGCATGATTATATGCTCAATCATATCAGCTGTATCGTATAGCTCGTTGAATTCATCAACACAATGAGGTTGTTTGTCACGATAAACAAACACCCTTGCAGCCATCTTTGTTACGTTGAAATCCATGCCGATAAACAGGGTTGTATCTGAATCATCGACGGTATGACTGGAGGCGTTGCCTGATGTGTATTGTTTGTAGATGGTTCCAGATAATAAATTAACAAACTCACCATCAACGTATGCGTCAACTAAATTTGATGGGTATGTTGCGTACAGTTTCGGTATGTAATCGCTTGGTAGGTTTGCTTCATTCTGCTTTGTTGATGCTTTTACTAGTGAATAGAATTGCTGCATCTCTGGATTTTCACGAAGTCTTTTAACAAAGAAATCATACATCCAGTTAAAACCCTCTGGTGTAGTTGTAAAATCTACCGTGTTAACTTTGTAATCTTCCCTTACTGATGACATTCGAGCTACTATCTTTTTCCATGCTGAGTCGGCTTTTTCCTTCTTCATGCAATCTATTTCATCCACTAAAGCATGTGATATATCAAAGCCTACAATTCCGTAAGGTTGATCCATTGATTTGCACTTAACAGTGGCGTATTGAATGCCGTTGATGAACATAACCACTCGATGCTCTGATTTGTTTATCGTTACAGTGCATGGGCAGCCTATGTTTTTACTAAACTCGTCTGCTACCTCTTGAATGGTGTCATAGAAAATATCGCGAATATGTGGATAGGTTGGTGCAAAATAACCCAGTTTTATACCTGGGAACATTGATGCCAATTGCCACAACCTAACGCAACCAACAAATGTTTTACCTGAGCGATAGCCACCAACAAACCCCCTGAATGGAGTTTCTATTGATAAGAATTCAGCCTGTGGGTAATTTAGCTCAATCATTTACACTGCAATCTTTCACGCCTATCGTTATAGCTATCGGCGTGGGCTTGTTGTTGTCATTTGCGCCGTCTTTGTTAAACGCATTAACTTTTACATGCTTGCCGATTATCTCTAGCGCCTTATTAGCCCCTGAGTGCTCGAACTTCCACTCGCCCGTAGAGCCTCCCTCGCGGTCTGTTACATCTTCCTGTTGCATACACCTGTCGAATACCTGTTTAGCGCTCTTGAGTACCCAGTCTGCATCTATCTGCACTCTCTCTACGCGCTCTTGCATTAATTCGGTTACACGCCCCTGTATCAGAGGTTTTGAGAGGTTTTCGCTACCTATTCTTTGAGCTGTCTTTTGACTATATCCAGCCCTTAATGCCGCTTGAGTTGCATTCAAATCTACAATATATTCCCTGCAAAACACCTCCTGCTTGTCTGTTAGTTTTGCCATATTTATCACCTAGTGATTTAGTTAACCGCCTTACGGTATCTGTTTATTATATCACCTAACGCCAGAAATGAAAAAGCCCCCGATTAAGGAGGCTTTAAAGGCTTAGTAAGAAACTATAACCGTAGTGTAGGCGTGGTAATCATAGCACTTTATTGTAGCTGTGTAACTATCGGCATTATTGCTTCTGTCATCCATAGCCTTTCACGTTCAAACTCTCTCCTGCAAACCTCATCGCCTTGTATCATTACCAAGTCCTCGTTGATTATGTACACAGGCGTAAACACTTCGTCATGCGCCACCCAATACCACTTTCCTACCTCACCCCTTTGGACTGGTTCAATATTCGCTTTCATTCTTCTCTCCGTTATATTAGTTATTTACTGAGTATTGAATCAAGGTAATTTATAATCTCCAACGCTTGCGCTCTTGTTATGTCAGCTTCTGTCTCGCCAATGCATATATTAATAGTGCCAACATATTCACCCATCACGCCGTTGTATTCAGATATCTTTACCTCTACTTCGTCAACATCGATCAGTGCCAATTCATTTGTGCGTGCTTGCTCGGTCATTTGTTGCTTTCCTTATATTTAATTAATTGGCCTAACTGGTTTCTTTGTAAAGTTAACCTTTCCTATCTTTTTGTACTTTGAAACCTCAAACTTTTTATTGCCATTGCGCATGTTTCGCCATTCGCCTATAAGCTTATATTCAACCGTTTTTAGTATTTTCGGCAAATCATAAAGCGCCTCGCTAAATTCAATAAGAGCATCGCCCTTGCCTACTTTTCCTTTTATCCAGCAACACCCTGTTTCGTTATCGTAGAAAACACGCTTAATCAGCTTTGCTATTAGTATTGTCATTATTAACCCCTTTTATAATTCCCTTTTCCACACTCTTATTGTAAATATCAACCCACGGCACCTTCTTAGACTCGGTGATGTTATTCACGGCAGTCGTTAATCCTGTGGCAACTTCCGAATGAACGTCGACACAGTGGCGCTCTCCAGCTTTGCCCATTAAATCATTCACCTCGTCATGAAATTTCCCATATCCATACCTAGACAAGTCTCCCGCTTTTTCTAAAGTAGACAGCTCCCAGCCATCAAAACCGTTTTCGTACTGTAGCGACCCAGACAGGTAACCAATAACAAAGTTAAGCACGTCAACGCCAAATTGACTTTCCAGTTCATTGAGTAGATATTGCGCAGTTACTATTTTATTTAATGTTTCTTTGTTTGATAGCTCAGCTTTCAAGTCAGCTAAAACGGTTTTTTCATTCTCTGTTAATTCGCACATTTTTATTTCCTAGTTAATTATTGAGTGGTTATTTTCTCAACTATCAACTACCTTGTGAAATAACATTTCAGTTAATTTTAGCCCTTATATTTACTAGTTAGTTATAAGTAATTAAAAGATGCTTAATGGTGAATTACTGTATTTTAGATATAAAAACCCCAACCCATAATTAAATAAGTTGGTCTTATATCTATATGCTTAATGGAGCCATTACCGCACATCAGATCCATATCTTTATCATAATTAAATATGGTCGCTATCATTCCACTTTATGAAGTGTCCAGCCAACCTATAATA